AGGGATAAAAGCCACGACAGGCATTCCAAGGAAATATCCACACATTAAATCTTCTCCGGCCGCTACAAAACGTTGTATGTAAGCGTCTCCAATAGAAGAATATGTGTAGACATGATCTCGTTCTTGGACTGTCCACAATCCCTTAGTAAGACTTGAAGTAGTCGGACTGAGATTTCGTGGACAAGACCAACGCAAGTTGGAGTACCAAGGAGCTTCAAACTCTAACACAGGATTTTGAGTTGCCACAGTTGCTATCATACCAGTATTACCCGATTCAGTTCTACAAGATCCGAATGCCCAGGCTGAAGACCCAGGAGCATCTTCACTGAATTCTGTTTCGAACTTTGGTAAATGATAAGCAGTACTAGACATACTAACTGTAGCTGGTTGTGAATCATTTATCTGCCCTAAATGAGTCTTCCACCTAAAAGACCCTCTGTACATACCATATGCTGGTAGTACATAAGATATAAAATTAGGGGATGCGTAATTGAAAGACAAACTGTCTTCCGTCACATGAATACCATTAGGATCATAACCATAACAAAATGGTCTATGTGGAAATCTCATTTGTACTATGCGTAAAGATCCATCCGGTGGATCAAACTTGTACGCATCAGCTTTTGTGTATCTTTTCATTAATGTCCTAAAAGATACAAAAGGATCTGCAAAAAAGACATCTTGCGAAGTCCCAATTGTCGAACTTTCCAGCATTCGTTGTGTTGGTTGTTCTATAATGGGAGTATTTGCCATGATATCTTCCTCATCACCAGATTGAGGAGCCAACGGAGCCAATGAAGCAGCCTCATTCTGGAAATATGACATTGTCTTAATGATTTCTGCACTTGGAACTGCAACCTCAAAATCTTCTCCAGCACTCACATATACTGCTACTGAAATAGATTGAGCAGTGGAGTTCGGTGTTGTGAGTTCATTCACAATAGACGTTGTCAAAATGCCGTTATGTTGATTCACATCATACAATGCTGCCACGTCTGTTCCAAATGGTGGATCAAGACCGTCAGGACTCAAGTGGGTGAGCCAAGGATACTCAGTACCCCATCCGACTTCTATCACAAAGTCTTTCTCAGTCGCTATATCTACCATCCTATTCATCGTAGTATTTTCATTAACATCTCCTGCAGAGGAAGTCAAAGGATCATAAGCAATCCTCAATCTACCTCTGTGGAAATTACTACTAATAATTTGAAATCTGAAGCGCAAAGAACCTCTCCAGAATTCAAAAGGTAAAGACATGAAAGCTGTAGTAGCAAATTGATAAACGGCAAAAGCCCCATCCAGTTCTTTCAGATATTGTATAGGTGTCACAAGAATCTGATTAAGTACAGAATTTGCACTATCAGAAGTGGACCAATCAAAAGTACCAATATAGGACTCCTTCTTGCCTAAATGTTGGAAGTGTAACTCATCAACTCTAGGCATATTTATTGTCGCAGGATCAATGGTTAATTCCCGTTTTGGATCTCCGGCTAAACTAAAAGTAGTATCAACTCCCTGTGTTGAAGCCATATTTCCAAAATAACGGGGAGAATACATTTCAATATTGTCAACCGTATTGGGCTTAGAATAACCAAATAACCGTGCAACATTACCTACGCCAGAAGCGACAATTTGTGTCGCCTTAGCATAAGGGGCTATTGCTGGCACAGTTGCTAATTTTCCCGCAATAGCAGCTATTGTCATAGCTGGTTTGCTAATGATACCTTTGTATTCCTCGTTACTCTGGACTTTTTCATCTCCAGACTGGGGAGCCAAATCAAAGGAATCAACAGCTGTTGGAACTTCCAAATGGACATCCTCCATCCATGCCCACACTTGGATTGAAATAGGTTCATCTCCATCATTGGCATGACCTAATTCGGACAATCCACGCATTGTGATTTCACCTAAAGCAATGGGATTAAGCGAAGTTAAGTCAAATCCGTTCAATGGCCACAATAGCGGAAGTTTCATCACTCCTCCTTGTGACGTTGTGGGGTCCAGGAATATCCTAGGTCGTTGGGATTCTGCACAAAGTGAGAATCGAGTGCTTATCGCATCTGGATCTTGGGTAGTATCATATGACAAAAATGGATTGTATGATACCAGCACTCTACCATAGTAGAATGCATTACCATTGATCATGAATTTGACGCACATATTGCCTCGCATAAATCTATAGTTGCTAACTCGATTAGAAACTCGAGTATCTTGCAAAAATAGCTTCCAAGGCCGAAATTGTGCAACAAAACTCGTACCCGGCGTCCATGAATATGTACCGATGCTTATTGGTCTCGCTAGAAACTTACTAAGATCGTACAAATTATCATTATCTGCCATTTTATGTGTGCCCTCAAGTGTTGGACTCGTCAGATCGCACACATACTGATCCGTCGAATCTTGAAACGTCGTAGTTACCTGCGCGTTTCGTGTCATTGTATAAACATTTTGTTCAGTGGGTCAAATTTATAATGTCTGATGTTAACCCGACTACAGACAGTGGTCTGGGAATTGTGGTCTGTTCCACTCCCTTAAATAAGGGGTAACCGTAGTCACACTTTAATATGTACAAGCACATGCTGACAGTACCCATAACTGTCATTATCATTATAAACATGAGTAATCAATATACATATTCTCCGTTTTATGTTCAATTGCATGATGGAGTTCACGCAGAGGGATGTCGTATTTATAGTCCTACCCATAGACTAGTCCTCTTCAATCACAGGTTCCATCCTGTGCTTAAGTTTCCATTCCTCCACTCGCTCATCAAATGTTTTACTCACTTGCGATGTATATGAAAGAAGGTCGTGTTTCTGGACAATTTGTTGCAATTTCTCACGTCTATCATCATAGACCTCTCTACCATGATAGAACCATTCAGTTAGGGCGCTATCGACGACACTACCACACACTTCCTCTTCTGTTACATTTTTTGATTTCGTGACACAATGAAGAGAACGAAAAATGGAATTTTCATCTAATTGTCCTACAACACAGTCCAATTCAGGCATATAGAAAGACTTCCTTTTCAAAAAGTCAGCGTCACTATCATGCATGAACTTTGTGGGAGTAGATGTCTTGTCTGGCATAGTGAACACAATATCGTATGTAGATAAAAACTCAGCATATGAAATATGATTAAAATCCTCAAATTCCTCTTTAACAGAGGACTTTGCATCATCGCCATACGTCATCAATGCTACTGCTTCATCAAAACGATGTATAACACCATATTTGTCAGCAAAACCACAACGGAATAATAATGAATTAACTATAGAATTCACATACACGGTTAAATTATGGCCCGAAGGATTACCTCCGTGTACCTCTATCAAATCACCGTTATATGCGATAATTGGATAAGCCACTTCCGTGGCAATACCTTTCATTATTTCAATATCTTCAGTTGTATATCCCGTTCCTTCCATCTCAGCTATCGTGATCAACACTTGAAAAGCTGTAAAGACTAGGATTGGTGACATTCGTAGATCATACTTTGAATAATCTCCAGCCAAAATCCTATTTTTTCCATACTTCCCAATATGATTATCCATCTGCTCCCACTCGGGACTGCATGCATTAATACCAACTGCACACTCAGAACGAAGGGGAAACAACGACAAAATTCTGACAATAGGCAAAAAGTACATTCTAATCATCAACTGTAAATCTAAAGGAGCACTTTGATACACACGAACTTTGTCATCGTCCAACTTGGTAGCTTGATCTTTCAGACAACCTTTAAAGATACTGTAAAATCGAAATCCTTCCAATATCAATTTCTTGTTCTGTTCTACTTTTTCCCAAAACATGGGATGAACATTTACAAGAGGTTGCTGATTTTCAGCTACCACATCAACGTACCATTCATCTTTCCTACCAGATAATGGAAAACCTGGTGAAGTAGATCCTTTCATTATGTCGATAAAACGCTTCCCTATAATACCACTCACTGTCTGGACTTGCGTCAACGGTTTCAATTCTGAAATGAGAAATGAAGCGTCACGCAATATCTCTTTAATTTGAGTGACATAATCTGTAAAAGCGTATTTCAACAAAGAAGAAGACATACCTATACTTGGTTTAGCAAGATGAACTAACGTCTTCTGGAAGGGGTAATGGCCTGAGGAAGCAATATTCCTTAACTTCGGCGGTCCCCAAACATTCTTCACAGAGAATAATTCTTCAATATCCTTTGTTATTAATGTTGGAATAACACTAGAAGTCGGTTTAGCTTTACCTTTGACTTGCCCAAAGTAGCGAAGATGAGAACCAGGGAGCAAGAAATTAACAGCACTCTTGGGATGTATATCCGTACCTTCAAAATAATCAATACCATATTGAGTCTTGAGAACTTCACCGGATGATAAACTTGGAAGGATCAACTCGTTGCTCTTCAACTCTTCCATAGCAGCATTCAACTGAGTGCGGGAGAGAAATCCGAGTGCACCTCGTGTTTCTACTCCAGCTAAATGAAAGCCTGCTATGAATGGATTTGGCTTTTGAGCAACGTGAACAGACATACACAGACCATTAAAAGTGCCATCCGGATACGAATATTTGGCACCAGGATAACAAAATCCCAAAGAATTTGTCATGTCAATTTCACAAGGCGTAATCTTTTGCTTAGTTACTTTCACCTGTCCTTGAGCATCCTTATAAATCATCGAAGTAACACATGCTGGTAACTTACCATCAGGAAAAAGCTCCAACATGTTCGCCCAGTCTCCACCACTAGGAATCCAACACAATCTCAAATCTGTACATGGTATACGGACTGAAAAGTCTTGTTGTATTATAGCGGGGAAATTCGGTCCTACCGTATCGGGATCCTGTCTAACGAAGTTCGCTAATTGTTCATCAGCTATCTCCACAAAATGATTAGGTAACAACACAAAATTGCTACACACAAAGAAACCATTGCAAAATCTACGTCTTCTAACACCGTCCTTTTCATAAGGTACGCTGACATGAACAAGATTCTTGCTAATCTTTGCTTCCATCTGGGAGACTGTCATTGTCTTAGAAACTCGGGTTGTGTCAATACATTCGACAGTGGGCACAGCCCACATGTTGACTTCTGAGTCTCTCTTAAGGACTTCAGCCATAGAAGTAGGATCCAAGTTACCTTGAGGTCCTAATGGTCTCCACAACTGGTAGAGTTTATAGGACGTCATGATAGCAGCAGCAAAGCCACACGTCCCGATCAACCAGGTTTTAGTGGAATTACGCAACGTTCGAATTCTCTCTGGTACTACATCGTGGTTTCTCATCATCGCCTCATAAGTCGCTACCTTAAGTCTGTTGGCAAACACAGCAGCTTCTAACACAAGAAATAGAGACAAAGCAAATAAAACAGATACTGTAACACTACAAAACACTTGACTCTTAAAATCATGTGTCATATAAGCAAAAATGCTCAACATGACATTTAACACATTCAAATACAAAGCAAGGCCATAGCACACACGCACATATGGTTTTGCTTTGTTAACGAAATAAGGATTAATAGTGCGATAAAAAAGAGTCTTAAAAACATGAGAATGAATAACTACATCAGGTATCAACCGTAAAGGATAATCCCAATATGTCTCATGAACCCACTGTGCTAACAACACAACATCTTGCTCAATTCTATTCTTTAATTCCTCAGAATATTCACCGGACAAGATTTGCTTAACAGTATCAATCAATGTTTTACCTATAATGGACACGACTGCTTTAACCAT